GCCTGTTGTTTGCAAAATAAATTAATTTCGTTACATAAATAACCTAGTGTTAAACGCTCGGCTTGTTGTGTGTTTAATAAAAAACCATATTCAGTTCCTTGGTTTTTAGTAATAAAACCTGGCCTTAACTTTGGCTTGTTTTTACAATAGTATTGTTGTAATAATTTTGTGCTAAATACATAACATTTGTTGCGGTCACCTATTACATAAAAACGTTGCTTTACTTTTTGGTCTTTAAATATACCACTAGGGTATGTAGCATGTTGGTAGCGACGTTCAACACTAATGTAAAGGTTGCCAGTTTTTTTAAATGTTTGGTCGTTTTTTATTTCCCAACCCTCGTAGTTTTCGCCTATGGTGTATTGTTCTTGTTTTGTTTTACAATGCGTTAAAGTAATGCCCCAGTATTTTTTTAGGTTCTGGTAAACATAGGTTTCAAATTGTAAACCTTTTTTTTGTTTTGTAATCATAATGTAAAATAACCTGTTTTATCTTGTTTAATATTTTGTAACTCTTGGCTAGGTTGACTGCATTTATACATGTATTCCCTATAGTATAAAACAAAACTTATACGCAACCAATCATCGCTTTTGTTTGTTATTTCAGTATTGCCATGCCATTTGTGTACATCAACAAATAGTACATCATTGTTTTGCATATCTATAGCAACTTTGTATTCAGGCAAGCAAAAGTAACCGCCATCATACGAGCCCTGGCGGTAGGTAACTAAATTGCCAAACCCCTCAGGGAAGTCGCCACTGTCTTTATGTACAGCTGTACGGAAGTTTTTATTTACTGTTACAGTTGTAAAACTTGTATCACCAATAACATAATTACGGTTTGTTCCATCTGCAATTGCTTTTTGTTTTTGGTAATGTGTAGGGCATAAATTACTATATAGGTAATCAATGTATTCAACAAACGGAATACCCTGTTTAAACTTATCAAAATACTTACGTGCAAATGCAGTTTTACGGCAATACTTTACCATTGCACTGCTATCCATATAACCTACGTTACCGCTATAAACTTTATTACCAACTGTTATGTTACTTACACTACCATCTTTACGTATGCGTTTATGGCTGCTACCACTAGCTATGCCACGCCCATCAGTGTATTCTATGCTGTCTTTAAAACTGTTGTAACCTAGCTTTAGTATGTTGTCAGGTATTGCATTTTTACGGTATCTAAATAGTAGTTGGCCGTTTAAATCATAACCGTCAGTATCTTGTGTTATAAGTGTGTTATAATGTTTGTCAGTTAAAAACGTGCCTTTAAATTTATCAGCTTGTTTGCCCTTGTAATGGTTTGCTAGTTTAATTGTTTTCATTTGCTTGTTTAAGTATTAGTAGTAAATAATCGCTGAGGTTGCCTTTTGTTTGCGCAGCTTCACCGTAAACTTTTTTCATACCTATTTTACATAAATGTTTAAATTGTTTTAGTTCTTGTTTGCTAAAATATAAAAGTGTGGTTGTTATTTCTACATCTTCTATAGGGCTGTTGTCAGTACCCCAATTGTCTTCAAATAGTTTCATTGTTTAATAGCTTTAAAAGTTTATGGCATTGTATGTATTTTTCACGCGCTTTTTGTTTATATATTTTTTTATATAACATAAAAGTTTGTTTTATATATTGGTATTTAGTTGTGCAATTTGCAAATATTTTTTCTGCATACTTTTTACCGTAGCCTTTACAAAAGTTAACATTGTCAGCACTATCACCCACTACCATTTGTGTATAAAAATTGTTTAGTGCTTGTTGTGGTGTAATGTCGTATATTTCTTTGTGCATGTAATGGTAGTTGTATATTAATGCCGGTAGTTGTTTGTAATCTTTGTCAAGGCTTACAATAATAATGTTATCACGCCCATATTGTTTTGTTAACTTATGCCAATAAATACTAATTAAGTCATCGGTTTCCATACCGCATGCGTTTTTACATTGCCATTGCTGGTTTAAATATTCTTGTAGGTTTGATAGTTGTTTTGGTAATTCTCTTTTTTTGCGGTTTAATTTATAAGTGTTATCTATTTTTTTACGGAAGTTACCCCTTGCACCACCAAACAATATAACCTGTTCAACTGGCCATTTTTCTTCTATGTAGTTTACAATAGACATAAACATTTCATCAAACTTGCCTTTGGCTTCTGTTAAGTCGTCGTCTACGTTTATACAACTTGCCCACAATAAACTATCTGTATCAAAAAGTACTAACATAAATTACCGTCTAATAAAGCAGCATATAAACCGTCTGATATGTCTTCGTAATCTAAGTCGTTAATAATGTTACTAACTTCTGCTTCTGGGTAGTCGTTTAAACATATTTTTTCAATATATAATTGCGCTGGAAAACCTGGGTGAAAATGGTCGCCAGGCTCGGCTTCTTCATATTCACCTGTAATTAACAAGGTGGTTTCGTAAAGTGTGTATTCAGTAGTAAATTTATGCTTTTTGTTCTTCATCTGTTTTAATGTTTAATATGTTTTCTATTTTATCTATTCGTGTACGCATTGACATTACAGCTACATATAAACTAGTTAATACTTTTTCCATTTTAGCCATGCGTTGTTGATGCGTATATTTCTTTGGTTTTTTCATAGTGTAATATAATAAACATTTTGTTAATTAAATTAATGTTTAACAAAATTTTAACATTTTACCATAGTCTGGCTTGTTGTTTATGTTGTTCTATTCGTTTGTTTGCTGCTTCAAAGTATTCTTTATCTATTTCGTACCCTGTTAGATCAAAACCTAAATTATGACAAGCTATAGCTATAGAGCCACTACCTAAATGTGTGTCAAGTATTGTGTCCCCCTCTTTAGCGTACTTCATTAAAAGCCATTCGTAGAGCTTTACTGGTTTTTGGGTTGGATGTATTCTTATTTCTTTGTTTTTCATATTGTGTTGCAACATTCCGTGCCACCTTAAAGATATTTTTCTAACAGCAGTTTTAAAACTACAATACGCAAGTTCACAATCTGCAAAATCATTATCCCCATTAACTTTATCCCATACTATCCAGCAACTACTGTTTGCTTTAGGTATGTTTTCAATAAAATGGTTTGCCCCAAAAATTATTTGATTTTTAGATACTCTTTTTAGTTCAATAAAGTATTCTTTATTTGGTGCTTTATCATCCCAATTTTTACTTCCGTAATCTTTAGACTTTGCAAGTTTAGAACGGCTTTTATTATTGTTAGAACTTTCGCCAATTCCATAAGGAGGATCAACAATAGCTAAGTCAAACTGATTGTCTGCCATCTCTTTCATAGCTTCCATACAGTCTTCGTTGTATATCATTATCTTGTTTGCTCTGTTAAGTATTTTCATTATAAATTCATTAACTCATTTATAGCAATACGCCCATCTATAACAACGCCACATGCTATAGCTGGTTTTTTACCACGCTTTGCATAAGCCATTGCGTAACTTTCAAAGTCAATACCGCAACCAACTTGCATACCAAATACTTTAAAGTTTTGGCCAACAAAAAACTCTGTATAACATTGTGTATGTAAATGGCCTTGTACTGTACTTTGCATGTCTGCCTTGCATTTAGTACGTGCCGTTCCGGCTTCACCATGTATGTATTGTACACCATCAATTACATGACGGTCAACAAACTTCCAGCCAGGCACTTCTAGTACTTCTTTGTATGCTTTTATCCATTTTTTAGGTACTTGGCTTGTTTGTGCTTTACGCATTATTATACGGTCATGGTTACCAATTGTAACTATAGCTTTTGGAAAAGCCTTATACCAACGCCTTATACGCTTTATTGCTAGTTCAAGTTCATCAGCACCGCCCAGTGCTTCAGTATCAGTTTCATGGTAACTACTGTAGTGGTTGTCTATAACATCACCAATAAAAACTACTTTGTTGCAGTTGTATTTAGCATAGGTTTCTGTACAGTGTTCAAGGTATTGGTCTAGGCAAAATGGCTCGTGCAAATCACCTATAACTAAAACCCTATTAGCTTTGCTTGTAATGTTTTTAAAAGCCTTTAGCCTGTTGCCTTTTAAACGTGGTCTAATTTCCATAAGTTTTATATATTTTTTGCAACTCACTTATCATAGTACGTACACAACTGCTGCATGATGATTTTTGTTTTTTAGTTTGAAATATTCTATTATATATTTTTAGTAATTCGCCTTGCGTTTGCGTACTAATTACACCCTTTGGGTTATTAAAAAAAATGTTTAAATAATAGTATTCATCTTCTGCAAGGCATAAAGGTTTATTGTATTTAAATAAAGTGTTTAGTTTTTGTTTTCTAGCATCACAACCGCAATCTTCTCCAGCAACCCATTTAACTAGTTTTTTTATACCTGTTGCTTTTGTTATTTTTTCAACAGTATCGCCCAAACCCTGGCTTTGTGCATCAAAGTTTTGTTTCCAATCTTTGTATGCTTTTGTGCGTTTGTCTTTTGGTGGTTTCATTTTAATTTGTTAAAAATATTAGTATTAGTGTTAATATTAAGCCTAAATAACTTATGGCCGTTGCTTTTAATTTGTCTTCATATTTTTTCATAGTTTGTTGTAATCTTGGTTTTTATAATCTTGGTAATCTTCTGTGAATTTATCACGCATTAATTGCTTACCTTTTTTTAATGTATGAAATATATTTACAAAACTTATTCCAGTTTCTTTAGCCATACCCCTAATGCTTAAAGGTGTGTCTCTGTATATTTCAAATATGCGTTTGCTATACCAGTCCCAGTTGTTTAATTCTTTGTCCATTTTATTTATAAGTTTGCCAAATGCAACTTCTTGTTCTAGGTTATTATTAGCCGTAAACTTATGTAGGTTTTGTTGTGTAATCTCTTTAAAGCCATCATCTTTGTAAAAATCATCTATGTTAATTTTGTGTATTTTATTTTTATTAATTACATAGTCAAGGTAAATACTACGTAAAACAAAAAACATATAACCTTTATTAAGTTTACCCTTTTTAAATAGCTTATTAGGGTTGGTGTATTTGTGTAATTTAATGTAGGCTTCTTGTACAATGTCTTCGGCATAACTACCAGCACCAAATTTTTTTGCTATTAAAACCCAGTCATTATGGTATTTTGCTACCTGTTCAAGCCACTTCATTAAAATTCTTTTAAAGGGTTGTATAAATTATCTATAACTTGGGGCAACCCATAGTCGTTTATTTTAAAACTAAATTGCTGAAAACTATAACCTCTGCTACGTTTACAGGCAACAGATATCCAGCCCTTGTTAGAACTGTTTTTACTAAGTTGTATTTGCGTTTCGGTTTTCTTTTCTAAAAAACTACCTAAATGCCCAGTAGGTTTATCTACATTGCCAGGGTTTGTGTGTATTACAGTTATAATGTGACAATTATAAACTTGCGACCATTCCATAATCTTTTGCACAACCTCATTGCTTTGTTCTATATTGTTTACATCACCACATAAATCAGCAACGCCATCTATAACAACTAAGCCAACTTGACCTCTTTGTATTTTATTTTGTAAATAATATTCTATAAATTGTAAACGCTCCCTATGCCCTATAGTGCGCAAACCAAAGGTATGGTAACAACCCACATCATTACCCTGGTTCATGTCAATAACGCGCCTAAACACACGCTGCGCATGGTATTTACCTTGTTCAGTATCTATGTGAATTAGGCAACGGTTATCTCTATGCCCTTTTATATTGCAGCCGTATTTATTATGCCCACTTAAATAAACACTAGCTAATAAACTTATAAAGTAGGTTTTATGTGTTTTTGGTGGGGCTTGTACAAAACTAAAATTTCCATACGTACCTATAGGTATTGGCAATTCTATTTCACCTTTTATGGTTTTTATTTTATTAGTCCCTATAGATAATGCAACTGGTGGGTATTTAATTTTTTCTTGCGTATTTATAACACAATTTTTTTCAATTACTTCTAGTTGCTTTTTAGTTAGTTTTTGCATTTATTAAAAAGGTAAATCTATATCGTCATCTGTTTTGTTTGGTTCTTGTGCTTTTGGCTCTTCCTGTTGTTTTTTAAAAACTGGTAAGGGTTTTTCATCACTGTATAAAACAATACCATTACCGACGTATGTACGTGGTTGTTTGCCTTGCCTTTCTTCTTGTGATTGCGACAACCATGCGCTAGTTGTTTGATTGTAATCGTTTGGTTCATCAGCTATGCCAATAGTAATATCAACGTATGTTCCTTTTTCACCTTTTACGTATTTGTCTAAAGGTATTTTTTTTACGTTTAATCTTGCTGTAATTAAGTGTGCCATATTATTTATTTGTTAAGGTTTGTAATTTTTCTTTTGTATTATATTTTGGTTTTTTAAAATCTTCAGACTCGTCTTCGCCAAATACGCCAAGCTGGTAAAAGCCTGTAACTTTTAAAACTGCTCTTGATAATGCCCTTTTTTCTGCCATTTCAGCCACATACCATGTATTTGTATTGCCATCTTTATATGTACTCCCTTTTAAAGCGCTACCGTAAGTTTCCATAACTTGTTTGGCATCTACATAACCAGTGGCTTTTATAACTGCATAATCTTTTTCTAATACTTTGGCTTCAAATTGTACTTGTATATTAGCTATGGCTTGTATTTTTTCAATACCTGACCTGGTAATAATAACATAATGTTGATGCTTGTAAACATCATCTTTTGTTAATTCATATTTTAAATATAATTCTTTAAGTGTTTGCTTGTTCATTTGTTTTATTTTTTAAATTTAATAATTCTGTTTGTACTTCGTTTAATTCGCTTTTTAAAAGTTTATTATTTAAATGCACGCTGTTAAAATGGAAAAACATTTCCCTTAGTTTACTTGCTAATTCTTTTAGCTTTCTGTTATTAGGGTTTGCTTTAATTAAACTTTGCATGCTTTTACTTAATTGCTCAAAACAATTGTTAAAATATATTTGTTGTAATACCTCTTCTTTAGTCTGCATCTTGAAATATAAACTTCTTTACTGCTTCCCTGTAACTATCTTTACAATCTTCGTCTAGTAGGTCTATAATTATTTTTTTTAATTCACCGTTAGATGACTTTAAATCTGTAATTTCTACATAGTATTCAATCACTAAATTTCTTAATGATTCAATTTGTGCTTCTTGAAATTCAAACATTGTAGTACGTGCTGTTTTTTCTTCTGTTTTACTCATAACTGTTTATAAATGTTTTATGGTTATTGTAAGCAAAATAAACAGATGCCTTTTTGTTGTGCGCTATTATTTCTGCTTGCAAAGGGTCTGTTATTCTAGCATATATTCTACCGTTTTTGTATAAAATGTATTCTTGTTTTTTGCTCATGTTTTTTATTTAAAATTACTTAAATAATTAACAACAGTTATTATGTTAACATAACTTTAACAAAATTTTAACAGTTTAAAAAGGGTGCTGTTAACACCCTTAATAAAAACAAAATAAACAAGAATTATAGCAGTTTATCTACTAAATTATTATAATAACCTATTTTTTGTTGTAACTGGTCATTTGTGTATTTAACTATGTTTTGGCTTTTTAATAAAAGCTGTTCACTAGTTCCAGTTGCTATATTTTTATCCAACCAAAGGCTGAATTTGTATTGCTCACCGTATTTAAAAACATTACACCCACTGCATTGCACCTGTACATTTGTAGTGTCCCAACGCGTTGCGTAATGCCTACGGCTGATAAAATGACCGGCCTGTAATTTAGTCCAGTGGTCTACCTTGCCACATGTTACACAAGTTGCGTATTGGTTTTTAGCTTTACGTAATCTAATGTATTTACTAAATATGTTATCTAGTTTTTTTATTAGTGTTTTACGTTTTGGTTTTTTCATTATTGAATTCTACATAAAGTTATAACAAAAATTTTTAAATAGTAAAACTAAAATATAAACTAAATGTTAATAACTTATATTATATATTACGCGCGCGCATGTATATATATAATAATATAATATATTATATAATATTTTATATAATAAATTTATATAATAAATAAATAAATATATTAATAATTAATATTATAATTATATATATAAATAATTCAATATTTATCTGCCTTGACCTTTGTAAGTTTTTTTGTAACCTTTTGAACTTTTTAATCTTGATTGGTTTTTTGTGTGTGGGTGGCTTTTTCTTTTTGGTTTGCGGTAAATTGCTATTTGTAGTTTTTTAGGCATCGTCTATTTGTTTAAGTTTTTTTATTGCCCAGTTAATACCGCTAGTTCCACCCCAACCTAGCCAGGCAACGTAACCTCTATCTTTCCATGGGGTGCTTTTATATTCTGCACTTACTTCTGCATTTTTTTGGTGGCGTTTAAAACTTGCCATACGCGCTATTGTACTACGGCTTATGTTTTGGCCTTTAGCTAATTGATTGGCACGTGTCCAGCCAACGCGCGTCATTCCTTTAACTTCTTTGCCGTATTTGTCACGCCAACGTAATACCTTTTTAGCATTGTTTTTTGCGCTTGCAGGATAAT